CAGCAGAAAAACACAACCGCGCCGATTTCACCGCACTTACTACGTGGGGTGTGTTCCTGTATGAAGAGACTGAGGCGTACAACATCATCCTGCTGAACAGTATAAAGCAGAGGATGGAGTTTCCAGAGCTTAAAGAGATGGCGATGGAGGAGTATGCTGAGTGGGAGCCAGATGCGTTCATAGTGGAGAAGAAGTCATCGGGCACCGCGCTGTACCAAGAGATGAGACGTATGGGGTTGCCTGTGTCAGAGTATACCCCCCACAGAGGGTCAGGTGATAAGCTAGCTCGCTTAAACTCAGTATCTGATATTGTAGCGTCTGGTCTGGTGTGGGTGCCTGCTACACGGTGGGCAGAAGAGGTTATAGAGGAGATTGCTGGATTTCCGTTTATGAGCCATGATGACTTAGTTGACTCGACAGTCATGGCACTGATGAGATTTAGGCAGGGTGGCTTTATACGACTACCGACAGATGAGCCTGAAGAACAACGGTATTTCAAAAGGCGCGGAAGCGGCTACTACTAGAGATTTATTATGGCTATTGAAAAAGGTTTGTACGCTGCCCCCGAAGGCATTGAGACAGAAGCTGTAGAAGAAAGTGCGCTTGAGATTGAGATTGTCAACCCAGACGCAGTGACTCTGGATGATGGCAGTATGGAGATCACACTGATCCCCGGCGGTGACGAGACAGATGTCATTGATTTCGGAGATAACATCGCAGACGCGATGGAGGACAGTGACCTCATTGCCTTAGCCGAAGAACTTGTTGGTCTTGTAGATTCAGACATAGCCAGCCGCAAGGATTGGGCTGATACGTTCGTCAAGGGTTTGGATGTGCTGGGCTTCAAATACGAAGAGCGCACTTAGCCGTGGGAAGGCGCGTGTGGTGTGTACTCTACAGTCCTTGCTGAAGCGGCCATACGGTTCCAAGCGGAAACTATGTCCGAGACGTTCCCCGCCGCTGGCCCTGTGAAGGTAAAAGTCCTTGGGGAAGAAACTAAGGACAAGGAAGAGGCTGCACAGCGCGTAAAAGCCGATATGAACTACGAGCTTACTGAGCGCATGGTGGAGTACAGACCCGAACATGAACGCCTGTTATACAGCCTTGGCTTGGCTGGTAGTGCGTTTAAGAAGGTGTATTTTGATCCAAACATAGGTCGTCAAACGGCTGTATACATACCAGCAGAAGATGTGGTGGTGCCATACGGCGCATCGCATGTAGAAAGTGCAGAACGTGTTACGCATATCATGCGTAAGACCAAGAACGAGCTGAAGAAGCTACAGGCTGTAGGGTTCTATAAAGACGTAGAGTTAGGCGAGCCGACTCCGTATCACACAGATATAGAAGAGCGTAAGGCTGAAGAGGGTGGCTATTCGCTCACTGACGATGACCGCTTCACGTTGTATGAGATACACGCCGACTTAGTAATAGAAGGTGTGGATGCAGAAGACGGTGACGAAGAGGATCAGATAGCGAAGCCCTACGTTGTGACGCTAGAGCGCGGTAACAACAAGATTTTAGGCATTCGTCGTAACTGGAGCGAAGAAGATGAGTTGATGTTAAAGCGTCAACACTTCGTACATTACGTATATGTGCCCGGATTTGGGTTCTACGGGTTAGGTCTTATACACATAATAGGGGGGTACGCTAAGGCGGGCACTTCCATTATACGGCAGCTTGTAGACGCTGGTACGTTGTCTAACCTGCCCGGAGGTCTCAAGTCTCGTGGGTTGCGTATTAAGGGTGATGACACTCCCATAGAGCCGGGAGAGTTCAAGGATGTGGATGTGCCGTCAGGCAGCATTCGTGACAACATCATGCCGCTTCCTTACAAGGAGCCTAGCCAGACCCTACTTGCTTTACTCAACCAGATCACCACAGAAGGCCGTAGGCTGGGTGCTATCAGCGACATGAACATTTCGGACATGTCAGCAAACGCTCCTGTAGGGACGACTCTGGCGCTCCTAGAACGTACCTTGAAGCCTATGGCTGCGGTACAAGCGCGTGTTCACTACGCCATGAAGCAAGAGTTTAAGATGCTCAAAGCGATCATGGCTGAGAACGCACCGGAGCAGTACGACTACCAGCCGTATCGGGGCGCGGTATCTGCCCGTGTATCCGATTACATGATGGTGGATGTGATACCCGTCAGTGATCCGAACAGCTCTACGATGGCTCAACGTGTAGTTCAGTATCAGGCGGTGTTGCAGATGTCACAGTCTGCGCCTCAGATATATGACTTACCGCAGCTACATCGGCAGATGATTGAAGTATTAGGCGTTAAAAACGCGGATAAACTTGTTCCTACAGAGGACGACGCAAAACCGACCGATCCGGTCAGCGAAAATATGGATGCGCTTGTTGGCAAGCCGATGAAAGCGTTCATATACCAAGACCACGACGCCCATATAGCGACTCACACGGCGTTTATGCAAGACCCGATGATTATGCAGTCTATTGGGCAAAACCCCCAAGCAAAGCCGATTATGGCGGCGCTACAGGCGCACATTGCAGAACACCTTGGCTTCCGTTACCGCAAGCAGGTAGAGGAGAAGCTAGGCGCACCGCTACCACCTCCGGGCGAGCAGTTGCCAGAGCAGGTGGAGGTAAACTTGGCGAGGCTGGTAGCAGATGCAGGCAAGCAGCTCACTCAGCAACACCAGCAGCAGGCCGCACAGCAGCAAGCGCAGCAGAAAGCTCAAGATCCTGTTATTCAGATGCAGCAAGCAGAGTTACAGATCAAGCAGCAAGAAGTGCAGCGTAAGATGCAGAAGGATCAGATGGATGCACAGGTCAAGCAAGCAGAGCTGGAACTAAAAGCTCGTGACCAGATGCAAGATGCTCAAATAGATCAGGCCGAGCTAGCTCTTAAAGAACAAGAGTTAGTGCTAGAAGCTAAGAAAGATGGCGTAAAGATGGCCGCAGAGCGCCGCAAGAACAACGCAAAGGCCGACGTAGATCTGCTAAAAGCGATGAAGGATTCTAATAACAATAGAGGCCAATAATGGCTAAAACCGTCTTTGACGTGCTAAGAGAAAAAATCGAGTCCGACAAGGACTCTGCACTACAATTTCTAAGTAGTGGAGGAGCAAAAGACTTCTCCATGTATAAGGAAACCACAGGTTTAATTCGGGGTCTCGAAACCTGTCTGGGCTATGTAGAAGACCTCTCGCGCAACTTGGAGTATGGAGATGACTGATATTGCAGAAGCAATAGTCAATGAAGAAGAGTTTGAAGCACAAATACCTAACCCCGTGGGGTATAAGGTGTTAATTGCTATGCCGCATGTCGAAGAGACTTTTGAAGGCACAGACTTACTTAAATCTGTTACCACAAAAACCCACGAACAAGTCATGTCAATTATTGGCCTTGTGTTGGATATGGGCGATCAAGCCTATTCCGATGCAGACCGATTCCCTACCGGCCCTTGGTGTAAGCAGGGTGATTATGTAATGTTTCGTGCTAATACGGGCACTAGGTTTTCTATAGCTGGTAAAGAGTATCGTTTGATGAACGATGACTCTATTGAGGCTGTTGTACCTGATCCTCGTGGTGTTGAGAGAGTATAAGGAGTAAGTTATGCCGTTCCAAAAAGTAGAATTTAGTTTTCCTGATGACGAAGAACAGGAGTTGACGGTGGAGGTAGAAGACTCCAGTGCCGTTGAGATTGATACGTCGGGTAAAAAGACAGCCGAAGACTACAAAGAGGCTGAAGTTGAGGTTGAAGCGGAAGCGGAAGAGGAGTTTGACATTGAGGTTGTCGATGACACTCCTGTAGCAGACCGTAACCGTAAGCCTTCTGAGCCACCCAGTGATGTTACTGAAGAAGAATTAGAAAATTATTCTAAGAAGGTTCAGAACCGCCTCAAGCATTTTAGCAAAAGCTACCATGATGAGCGGCGAGCTAAAGAAGCAGCCGAGCGTGAGCGACAAGAGTTAGAGCGGTTGGCTCAAAAACTTGTTGACGAGAACAAAGAGCTAAAAGGCAATGTGGCTAAAAACCAAGAAGCGTTGCTAGAGCAAGCAAAGAAAAACGCTAGCTCTGAAGTGGAGTCTGCAAAACAGGCGTATAAGGTTGCTTACGAAGAAGGCAATTCTGAGGCGGTTGTTGATGCACAGGAAAGTCTAACTTCTGCTAAGTTAAAGTCAGAACGTCTAAATAACTTCAGAATACCCGCTTTACAGGACGAAGAAAGTCCTGTACAAGACACTGAACCAACTGATACCCAAGAGGTCTACCGAGACACTAGAGCCGAAGAGTGGAGAGCAAATAACTCTTGGTTTGATACTGACCCCGAAATGCAAAGTTTTGCTTTGGGTGTGCATCAAAAGCTAGTGAATGATGGGGTAGACCCCCGAAGTAACGAATACTACGAGCGTATTGATGCTCGTATGCGACAAGTGTTCCCTGACCAATTTGAGGAGGAAGTTCCCAAGCAAACAGTGAAGCGAAGTTCAAATGTGGTGGCACCCGCTACGCGGAGCACCAAACCTAAGAAGGTTAGATTAACGCCAACACAAGTAGCTTTATCCAAACGTCTTGGTATAACTCCCCAAGAATACGCCAAACAGATGGCTGCATTAGAAAGAGGAAACGACTAATGGCTGAGAACAGAATCAAGAGAGATCACGCCACCAGAGACACAGGCGCTCGTAAACGCTCGTGGCAACGCCCGGAGGTATTACCTTCGCCAGAGCCACAGGACGGCTATGAGTTCCGTTGGATACGTGTATCTACTCAAGGTCAGACAGACGCCACTAACGTCTCCTCCAAACTACGTGAAGGTTGGGAGCCTGTTAAGGCCGAAGATCACCCCGAATATGCATTGACCGACAAAGACGAAAGGTTTGAAGGCAACATATTGCAGGGGGGACTACTGCTTTGTAAGGCTCCGTCAGAGCTAGTTAAGGAGCGTAATGACTATTACGAAAACCAAACTAGGTCGCAGATGCATTCTGTAGACAACAACCTCATGCGCGAAAACGATCCTCGTATGCCTTTATTCAACGAGCGCACCACAAAAGTTACCAACTTTGGTAAAGGTAATTAAATTTTTTGTTAAGAGGTTAACATCATGGCTTATCCAACAGTCGATGCCCCTTATGGGCTAAAGCCGGTAAAGCTGCTTAGTGGTGTTCCATACGTAGGTACTACTCGTCAATACAGTATAGCTAGTGGCTATGCTACGAGTATCTTCTACGGGGATGCTGTAAAGCTCGTTACCGGAGGCACCGTTGAGCGTGATACGTTCGATGCTGCCATGACTCCAATCGGAGTTTTCATGGGTGTAACTTACACCGATCCTAGTACGGAACAGTTGACTTTCAAGCAATACTATCCAGCTAGCACCGTTGCTTCAGATATTAAAGCATACGTGTGTGACGCTACTGACGTATTGTTCAAAGCTGCTGTTGTATCGTCTGGCACCACCATTGGTGATTTAGCTATCACTGATATTGGCGCTAACGTAGCTGGAGTAGACAACACCGGAAGCACCGTAACAGGTAATTCCGCAAGTGCTATCTCAGATACGTCTGCTACCACTAATACACTTCCTTTCCGCATTGTAGCCTTGGTTGAAGAGACCAAGAACTCTTCTGGCGGATTCACGGAAGCGTATGTCAAGTGGAATGCAGGACATGCATTCGATAATACCACTGGCGTTTAAGGAGTAAGGTAAAATGGCAATTTCTCGCGCCCAGCTACTGAAAGAACTCCTGCCCGGACTGAACGCATTGTTTGGTATGGAGTACGCAAAATATGGTGAAGAGCACTCGGAGATTTTTGAATCAGAAACCTCTGATCGTTCTTTTGAAGAAGAAACTAAGCTGTCAGGCTTCTCTGCTGCACCCGTTAAAGACGAAGGTGCTGCGATTGAGTATGACAACGCACAAGAAGCATTCACTGCTCGTTATACGCACGAGACCGTGGCTATGGGCTTTTCGATCACTGAGGAAGCAATTGAAGATAATCTCTACGATTCGCTCTCTGCACGTTATACGAAAGCTCTAGCACGCGCTATGGCGTACACCAAGCAAGTGAAAGCCGCTGCTGTACTTAACAACGCATTTGCTGCGGGCACCACTTATGGTGATGGACAGACCTTATGTTCAACCGCACATCCGCTTGTTTCTGGTGGCACCAACTCAAACCGTCCAGCCACTGCCGCTGACCTTAACGAGACTTCATTAGAAGCCGCCGTTATTCAGATCGCAGGTTGGACTGATGAGCGCGGCCTGCTGATTGCAGCACGTCCTACTAAGCTGATTATCCCGCCGAACCTACAGTTCGTAGCAACTCGTTTGCTTGAAACTGAAGGTCGCGTTGGAACGGCTGACAACGATTTGAACGCACTGCGTAATAACGGCTCTATTCCGGGCGGTTATGCGATCAATCATTATCTGACTGATACTGATGCGTTCTTCTTGATGACTGACGTGCCGAACGGCTTGAAGCATTTTGTACGTACTCCGATGGCTACATCTATGGATGCAGACTTCGATACGGGCAATTCGCGCTATAAAGCTCGTGAGCGATACAGCTTCGGCGTAAGTGATCCGTTAGGAATTTTCGGTTCACCCGGAGCGTAATACGCTACACAAAGAAGGGGGCACTTGTTGCCCCTTTTCTTTTTCTGCTGTATAAAACAACTATCCCTGACAGGTGCATCCCGCATCTGACACTAGCCACGACAGGAGATGACAATGGCTA